TTGTGTTGCCATCATTCATACCTCATGGCAATAGCAGACTCAAGATTAGCATTCCCATTTGTGTTCCCAGAAGCTCTACCCATCAAAAGATAAGTGTGGTTTTCACCATATATACTTATCGTCATTGTACACCCGATGGAACCTATGTCATTGATGAAATATAGGAATCCTCCGAGATCAGGATTTGCAGCATATCCTGTCATTGGGTAAATAGGGTAAACACCTAAGTTGCCAGCATAAGACCCTTGACCAGAATAAGGAGACATACAGCAAGGAGAAACAGGAACAAAAGGGAATGGCCCACCAGTCCCTTTTGGAAAGAACTGCGAGAACTTTGCTCCAGGATACATTGTAACAATATTTATTCCAGAATCAGTTGGGTCACCAGAGTTGTCTTTTAGCCTCTCGATATAGAACCCGAAGGTATAGTAAACAGCTGTAGATACAAACATCACAACACTAACTCTATCATTTGCCCCACTAACAAAACAATTGAACAGAGTTGTTGAATCTTGTGATGTCGGACCAACAGTAAATGTAAAAGAGGTTGCCCCTATGAAATTTCCAGCACCATCAGTTTCGTGACCAACAGTTATCCTTACTCCTGGTCTAAGTTGAGAAGAGGTGTAAGCACCATATTCTAACTTCACAAAGATCGGGCATGAAGACTGAATAGCATCAGAAAATGCCCTTATCTCATAACCGACATATGTGCTAAGTGCAGCAGGTTTTGCTATTGTTGCCCAATCTATCTGACCGGTATCTGCTGTCTTGGCAAGTCCTACTGATGTTATAGCATCTGAAAGGCCCTTGCCCCAGAGCCGAAAGTTCTCATCAGTAGAGTTATCTAGCTTTGCCATAAAAGATGCAGTCGCCATATTAAGCCTCTAACCCAACGTAAGTTAATGTTACAGTTATAGCCCCTGTGGTCGAGTCTAGGTTTTTGACAGTAACATTAACCTGCGTAGACTGTGTACCATCAAGACTGTATATCATCGCAGCAGGAGCGAGATCGAGTTCTAAGTTGCTGGCTGTTGTTATACATTCAAGAAGAACTCCGTGTTCACCAGAAGGGTCAGAAGTCTGTCCTCTTCCAGAATCAGCACTCTGATAAGCAGGCTTGGAATATACACGAACCCAAGCAGGTTTATCAGTAACAAGTTTGATAGCAGAACACAGCTTTCCAAGTGTAAACTTCTGACTAGAGTCAGTAGCCCCAGCATCCAGTGATCCTGTTGTTATTGAGGTTGTCCCTCTAGTCCCTCCACCACCGGAACTACCACCACCATCCGCTGGTATCCAAGTGCTAGATGCATCATCATAAGACAGAACTTGCCCGTCAGTTGGAGCTGGAGCATTAACATCTGAGAGGCCATTCAGAGCAATCGGTCTACCATCACCAGCCGCTCCTGTGTGCCTGTGTCCAGATGCCTCATCAAAAGGCTCGCCTTCAATCTGAGTTTTCCTGATTTTAGTTTCTGTCATTATGAACCAACCCAGCTAGTGGTGTATTCGATTATAAACCGATCTCCAGCTATTCCTTCAACAAGGACTGATGTCCCAGAAGATGTATAATCGTAGTCAGCACCTTCCATCAATCGAAGGCCATTCTTCCACACCTTAGAAGAAGTTATTGGGTGCGGAAGATTTATCTGCGTAATAGAAGACAAAGGAACATATTGGACAGTATACCAAGGTTTCACTAGAGTCAGAGTTGCCTCTACTACCTCTACCCTTGGAATAAACTCCAACATGAAATCATCAAGATTATCAGAGCGGTCAGCTCCTGTCGGATACTCTATGTTAGCAGTTGGAGGACTAGAGCTATAGTCAAGGCCAAACTCTGACCCTCCTGAATTTGGATTAGCATCAGGGGAAAGATCAGGGTTATCTGACATCTGAGTTATGACGATCTGATCGCGTTCAGCCCTCGCTAGTGCCTCTTTGATGTCATTAACACCTGAGCGCCGAAGTTGCTTACCGACCTGAGTGCCAATAGCATCATGAAGCGTTATTCTAGGTCTTCCAATGACTCCGGGCATGTCTATCCCCTATATGGCACAAGTCTTGTTTCAACTTCGCCACCACGTTTATGGCTAATCTCTTCTATGACATAGAGTGCGCCATTCTCTTTGTCTGTAGACAATATTGAGTTCTTGTATCTAACTGTCTGACCGATCTGGGCATAAGGATTTATATTCCCTACAGCCAGAGGGTCATACAATCGGTAAGCCTCTCTGAGCACATTCAGGGCGTATGCGTTCGCATCATCAATGTTAACCAGATAAGCATTCTTATCGGAAATGTTCATCGCCCTTATTCTATATTTGTCCATTAGAGCCTTGTCAGCATCTGTATCGAATGGAGGCGTCGTTCCAAGAGTAGCACTAGCATATACAGGCTCAGAAACAGCGACCCCTTCCGCCATGATATTGAATATCTTACAGGCAACAGAATAGGAATATGCTGCCGTATGGCTCCATCTCTTTCGCTCGTTGATCGGAGAAGGAACATCAAGATGGAACTTGATATACTTAACCGAAGGCAAATTTGGATCAGAGTCTTGAGTGAAGTCGAAGCTCTTGATGTCCTTCATATCGTTGGTTCCCTCGACTCTTGTGAGAGCCTTTATCCAAGGAGAACCAGGAGCTTCTGCCCTAACGGAGATGCTATAAGTGCAGTTGTATATTCCATGACCAGACACCTTAGCGGAAACTCTAAACAGCTTTACTTCCTGCTGGAGAGTTATTATCAAAATATCTCGATCAGTAAGAGCAGGAGTATTACCATCACCAGGCATCGCCTTCGTTCTAGTGTCTCCAGCAGGTCTTCCCTTGCCACTTCCAAAACACCAGAATCCGCAGGAGGTCTTACTCTGGTCAATAGAGAAAGAAGGATCATATGCACCAGCACAGTTCGCTATCATATCATCCTGGTTATATGTTATCCCATTACCAGGTTCATATGTATATGCTATATTCAAATCAGCTTCAGGACTTGCTGGATTAACATATCCTGAAGAGCAAACTGTGGCCCCATTCAGAGACTTTGCGTAGTCAACAAGAGAATCCCTGTCACTCTCAGAAAGCCGAACGTTTACCTGGGTGTATATCTGCGAGTCTGCTCTCTCACGAGACACAGAGAAGTCATTTAGTATCTCGTAAGCAGGAACATTCTGCTGTAGGATATACGCAGTATCTATATCTCCATGCTCATTCACCTGTAGATAGTAATTTGGCGGAGCAAAGTTTCCAAGCCACTCATCAATAAGTTCGAGATGCTTCTTATCATCCCAGATTCGGGCGATGTTCGTCTTATTGTCTGAGGGCAAGCAGACAACCTCTTTACCAGCAAACCTATGAAGCTCAATCGCAGATGACGAAGGTGTTACACAACGGCACCTCATCCAGAATCCAGCCGGGTCGGTCGTGACGGGAACGGTTGCATCTAAGTCCGATAGCTTTACCGCCTGCCAGGTTTGAAGGTCCGTTTCATCGAATGCAACAACCCCGCTAGACTCGAAGGAGGATGCCTTATCGTCTTGCTCGTAGGCCCACCTACTATCCTGCCAGCATCTTCTAAGCCACCTATCAAGAGAAGCCTCATAGGCAGCTAAGTCTGCGAAGTTGTATTCCTCGGAAGAGATTGGGTCAACTTGTGTCCAGGTAGAGCCATTATAGACTTCCCAAACATATGACCCTCCTGTTCCAACCGTTCGCAGATATGAATAGAGGTGAGTAAATCTATGGTTATCCACCGTCAACATCATATAGATTGCGTCATCAGCACTCTGTAGAGCAACTAGATCATCATCATGAACCTTCGGAGCATCAGTCTCTTTCTGGACCTTCGGGTCATTTGTCGTTCCAGTTACATCTATATAGGTTGCCCCTACCTTGTTATAGACTCTATCGAAAACAAAGTCAGACAAGACAGGCATACAAGTTCGGATATAGTTGATCGCAGAACTATCTGTATGCTGATACCCAGCCTGCTTAAGCACATCATAAAGAATGAGATTCAGAGAGTTACACCCAGTAAAAGAATCAACAGGAGTCTTCCATCGAGTATAGGTAGCATAAACGTGTTCAGGAGAACCAAGGCCACCTTCTGCTATAGAAGTGCTCCAAGCCTCAGTGCTAATGTATACTGCTCCTTCTCCGTATACTACGAAGATGATACCATCTTTCAAGGTATATGGGAGTTTGTTCCCGCTCCCATCGAATGAAAAGACTCCAGG